CTCGGACTTATCGGTAGGGCAGATGGTGGAGATGTTACGCGGCGGGGCGGGTTTCTGGTACGCCTCAGCTTTGAGGAAAGACTTGACCTCCTGAAGCTTGTCAGACGCCCATGCGACAGTCACATTGGCAACGTGCAGCAACAACCGTTGGCTGGGCCTGTCTTGGCGAACAAAGTTCTCATCATAAGAGTAAGGGGCACTCTGGTGAGGTACAGGCACGCAATGCTCGACAAACTCAGCGATGCAGCGCATGGTGAAAGCATCAGGATCGTGACGATTGGTGAGGTCAGTGACACGTTGTTTCACGCTTGCAGCTTCGTTAGCTTTGGAACGTATGGGGACATAAGAGCCAAGACAAATGGCCGACATATATGGGGCAAGAGCGGGCTTGTCCCTATTGTCGGACTGTCCAAAGGTGTAACGATGGCATGAAAACTCCACTGGGCATATGTAGTCGGGCGGAGGTAGGCGCAACTTGTGCACGTTGGCAAGCAGGAGGCCGCGGCATTTGCGTTCAACAACAAGAACGGGATCAGTCGGGGGAGGACCAAGATACGATTCAATAGTGTTGGCGGCAATGTCGTACTTCGACTCGCGCACAAGACGTTGCAAACTGGCGTCGACGTCACTCGGGATTGTTGCACAAATTGTTTCACCGTGGGCAGCGGTAGAAATGAGGCTGCCGCGGGAGGGACAAAATATCTCCAGGCGCGTGTAGCTGCCACGCGCAGGATCAATGTACTTGAGAGGATTGGACTCAAGCACACTGGCAACAACAGCACCGAGGCCGCGCCAGTAGCCAATGGGGGTGAGAAGGACGAGCTGATGGTCAAGAGACACCTTGCGACGGTCAACATTGTATGTCGCCACATAAACGGGGATGCGGCAAACAGTGACAGAGACAGTTACAGTGTCAGGAGAATAGTTGTAGACATGGTGGGAATAAATGGCACCACCAAGCACTTGATACATGACTTTGCCGTCGGGCCCGAAGCGATAACTGTAATCACTGCGAGTCGACGCGGCTTCATCGGG